TAGGCAGATAAGCAGCAGGAATGCGTAAAGCCCTAAAAAGCTTATTAGTAAAAAACCGTAGATCAGTAATTTCTCCAAGATTGGTACCTCCTGGTAATGTATCTACCTTTGAACCACGACCTTCAGCAGTCTGTGGAAAGAAGTAATCCTCATTTGTGCTAAGAGGATTATAGCTGGCATCTACTACACTAGTTCCGCCCCCGGTTGATGAAGGAATGCGACGCTGTTGAATCTCATTTTTTACACGCTCAACAAACTGCATGGCCATGTGTGCTGGCATGTTTCCTACATCTACATAGAAAATCCTTCGCTCAGGAGCACGTTGGATACGATAAATGATGATAGCATCTTCAAGCAATTCTTTCTGCTTATAGACTTTGAATACTGATTCTAAAATACTATTACCAAAAGGATAGTTGTTGTCTAAACCTTCTGATAGGCTGATATGGACAACATCTTTAGCTCCAACTGTTATCTCATTCGTTTGATTATGAAATCTAGTTCCTGGAGGTTGTGCTGCTGTTCCTACCATGCCTCTTCCGAATCCCCCACCGCTAGTATAACTGCTCGTTCCACTAGGAGAAGTATTAGTAGTTCCGTGTGGCGTTGTTGCTATTAAGTCAACAAAATTAAAATTGATATCTTTAACAACATATTGCTCTGGAACTTTTCCTTCGCTTTCGTTTACTATAATCTTAGAAACTTTAGCAGCATCAACGTGCAGCCATTTTTTAGTTTCAGGATCTCTAATAAAAAAACTATCTCCGTATTTTAACGTGTTTCGAAAAATTCTAAAGATTCTTGTTTCAAATTGCTGTTGTTTAGTCCACTTCTGTAGACTTTCTTTGATGATTTTTACTTCAGTTGAAGTAGGCTTACCTCTAAAATAAACATGGAATGGTGTAGAGTTTTCTTTATCTTTCTGTGTACAGAATTCTGTGATGATATCTAATGCTGCATTAACTTCTGAGTCCATGTCCATGGTATCGTACTGCATATATCGTTCAATACGATTAGGAGCACCGGCATATACATCCGGAAGATAAGAACTGTAATTGGATCGTGCAGGTCCAGGACGACCTCTTTGAGTTAACGGACTTAATGAGCTAGATTGATTTTTAATATCAACTGGCGTGAAGTATTTTTTCCAAGACATATATTAGTTAAGCGAACAAGTCTCCGCTGTTATTTTTCTGGACATCAAGAGATCTACTTCCAATATCTTTTTGTTCTCTGTTGATTTTAATTAATTCATCCATCTTCATATTTAACGAACTAAGCAACGATTCAGGTGTTTCTTGAGATGCTGTGTTTATTTCTGGTGCTTTAGGAGCAGCTTTGGCGTTGGCGCTGGCCAATCTTGCCGTTTCTGCATCACTTTGATTTGTTGCTGCCTGTTCTGTTTTAACTGCCTGTTGCACCTGAGAACCTGTTGGAACTTTGGCTGTATTTTTAGTTGTAGAAATTTCTGCTAATTGACTTTCAAATTTCTTGATCTTGGCTTCTTGTAGAGCTGCTTCTCCCCTAGCATTTTCTGCTTCTGTGAGATAATGTTGTTTAACTCTATCATTTGTAGCAAATTGAGCTTTGCTTTCGGCTCTTTTAGCAGCTCTTTCTGCACTCTCTTTGACAGCCATGCTCAATGCCATCTGCTCTTTGATTTTCTCTTGTGCTGGTGTTCCAACAGCAAGTTTTTTCGCTTGAGCTTCTACTGCCGGATCAACTCTTTGTGGTATTGGGCCTTTTGGTTGTGCTTGTCCTTTGAGTTCTTTGCTTCCCGAACCTAAAGCTGTTTTTATTTTTTCAATTATACCTGGACCTTCTTGTACTGGTTTTCCAGATACTATAGGAAGCTTACTGATCTTCATACCAGCAGCCATCATCGGTGCGATAGCTTTCTTATTAAGGTCTTGGAAAGCGATAGTTGTAGGATTGATGCCGTTTGTTACTAGGGTTTGGAAACTTTTTTCTATGCCTGACGGAGAAGCAGCTGAAGCAGACGTTGGAGAACCTGTTGCTAGGACGGCCTGCGCGGCACTTCCTGGTCTTCCTTGAGCTAATGCTATGTTTCCGGTACTTCCCATATTATTACCAATGTTAGACACCGCAGCGTTAACTTTGCCTGAAGCTACTGCGGCTTCGGCTTTTTTAACTTTCTGATCCATAAGAGCGTAAACTTCTTCTACAGATCTTTCTCTACCTTCTTTGTCATAGTAAATGTTTCGATTGGCTTTGGCCGCGGCCGGATCTAGAGCAGCAGCACTTTGTTTTGGATCTCTGCCCATGGCATTTAAAAATTTCGTAGCGCCGCCAGCACCTAAGAAATGGCTCATATACAGATCTGTCGACGATGCTTGTCGACCTATGCCTTTTTCTAACTGTCCTTTTTGCTTAGATGAAAAATATGCTGCGACTTCTTCTGCTTTCTTTGGATCGAAACGATCTTGTAGACTGTAATCTTTGCCCATTTCTTTGACCATCTGTTTCCATGTTCCTTCTGTAAATTGGAACATGCCCGAAGCTGAACTGGTCTTAGCTTTGGCATTAGGATCTCCGCCGGATTCTATCAGCGCGATAGTTTTTAGATAGCTTGCCATATCTGCACTACCTGGACCTGTTGCAGTAGGTGCTCCTGCTGCACCAGGAGCTGCACCTGGAGCTCTAGCTGTAGCAGTGGGTTTTTCTATCAGTTTGCTGTTTTCTCTATTGGCAAATGAGCCTAGCATCTTTACAGGATCTGAATAATCGATTCCGGCAGCACCACCACTGGCTTCTGCTTCTTTCTTCTCTTCGATATTTTTCATTTCCTTATTGTGTTTGCGCTGATTTCTTCTCTCTTCTCTTTCAGCTGCTCTTGCTGCTCTCTGATCTTCTCTTTCTTTTCTCTTGGCATCTTTTTCAGCTGCTTTAGCTTCTTCTGCATCTTTTTCAGCCTTGGCCTGTTGTTCTCTCTTAGTGGCTCTATCAGTCTTTCGTTGCTCTGCAGCAGCCCTTTCGTCAGACTCAGCTTTGAGTTTTTCGTCTAGACCTGCGATAGCATCATCAAAATCGCCTCTAAATCCAGGTATTTTGTTTATCAGCCATAAGATTCCTTTAAACGCTGTAAACATCGCTGTTTTTATATACGAAAACACTATACCCATTGTATCTTTTACATCTTCAAATCTTTCTGAAACAGCATTAACGATCCACTGGAGCCCTTTAAAGGCCGCATAGAGAACAGCTCCTATAGCTACGAATTTTATCATAGGAATAGACATTGCGAATAAACCTTTGACGTTGCTCCATGCGTTCATGGTCATAGCTTTTGTAGCCATTGCCATGGCTGAAAATTTACCTATCAACATTGGTATCGCAGTAAAAGCCAATACTCCTAATATAGGTTCTAGATTGTCAGCAACAAAATCGCTGACTGCATATAACACATCTTCAAATACTTCCATTCCTCCGGTGGCTGCTGAAGTGATTCCAAAGAAATCAAATATCGCTCCTACGGTGCTAGAGATAATTTCATAGGCCTGTGTGAAAATTGGAACGATCGCATCGGCGATCCAACTTCCTAGAATCTGAAAAGGTGGAATCAGTGTATTTGCTATGATAGGTGTGAGAGTATTAATAGCGATAGACAGCAGGCTAAATGCAGGCATTAACACTGCCTGTGCAAATGTAGTAAATGCCTGGAAAGCCGACATCAATGTATGTATTGCACCACTGTTAGCTAAGAACAATGTAAATTCATTGCTGATCTTAGATAATTCTTCTTTAGCTTTGTTGACTTCTTCGGCCATGTTGGCTTTTTCTGTAGCCTTCTTTTGATCTTCTAACGATTTTAGGTATGCATCTTGTCCTCTAGAAGCTAATCCTCCAGCAGCTAGAATCGAGTTACCAAATTCATCAGCATACAAACCCAGTGTTTTTTGATTTTTAAGTGCAGCCTGGCCTTCTCTCTGTGCGTTGTTAAGAGATTGATTAATTATCTGGTCATTGATTTTTCCACCATTGGCCAACGTTCTACCAAACTGCATAGCATCTTTAGCCACTCCTGGTAACATAACACCTAACTTCACTGCTTCTTCAGTAGTCATGTTTCCGGTAGATATCATATCTGCGATAGCACCTTGAGCTTCTTTAGGAAAACTTAAAATGTATGCTTCCATCTTCCTGCGCTGTTCAGGATCTTCTATTTGTGCCAAAGCTGTCTGTACCTTGGCATTGGCTTTTAATGCATCTGCTTGTCGTTGAACTTCTTCACGCTGTTGTCCAGTAGCTCGAGCTAATGCATCAATCTGTTTCATGTATTTTCCAGATTCTGCAGCTATCTGAGACGTGGACATCTTCTGTAACTGTCCAGTCTTGGCCATAGTCGATGCATAGTTCATTATACCTTGATTGATATCTTTGGTAGAATATCCCATTCTCATCAACTCGTCGTTGACTCCAGAAGCCCTCATGGTTTTAGTTAATTCGCTGAATCTCTTAGCACCTTGTTCAGTGGTGCCTCCAAGCAGCATGAGATTCTCGCCATTCTCTGCTAGCATACCGGCAAAGTCTGACAGTGTCATTCCAGCAGCAGAAGCTGCTCTTGACATATCGTTGACACTGCCACCAAATACTGCGCCGACACTAGATGCTTTCATAAATGCATCAGTTACTCCGGTCGCAGCTCCGACTGCTGCACCTAATACCGTAGATAGCACTCCTCCTACTACAGGAATCCTATCAAGGGCCGATGCTGCGGAATTTAAATCATTGCCTATATTAGAAATTTCTTTTATGGTATTGGTAATTGTATAGGTCATCTGACCCATCTTAGTAGTGAGTAGATCGGCCATTCTAGCGCCGTGTTGTGCAGCTACTTCGAATTCGCCCATTGCTTGTGATGCGAATCTTACTGCTTTAGCGCCTTTACCCCATTCTTCTTTACTCTTACGCATCGCCCCAGTCATCTGAGACATGTCTTTAGCACCAGATTTAGTCTGCTGATTAAATTTTTTCATATCGACATCGTCCGGACCTGATTTCGATCCGCCGGTACTCTTTGAAGCTTTTAATTGCTCTTTGTGGTTTTTGTCACCAGATTTCTGAAGCCCTTGCATTACATTAAGTAATTCCTTCAGAGTGGCTTCTGTGGCAGCATTTTTAGCTTCAACTTTACCTATACCGGGAATATCTATTTCAACAACTTCTGCCATAAATTTGTTTTTCCAAGAAAAATGCGCATATAAATACTGCTACATTATGTTGTATTTATAGGAACAAAACCATGGATCAAAATCAGAGTCTGAAAAAAATCAACCCGTTATCGAATTATTTTAGACAACCGAAAATATTTGTAAAATTGCCATCAAACGGCAAGTACTATCCTGCAGGTACGCTGGATAAAAGTTCGACTGGAGAGTATCCAGTGTATGCTATGACAGCTAAAGACGAGCTTATGTTCAAAACTCCAGATGCACTGTTAAGTGGGCAGTCAACCGTTGAAGTCATAAAGAGCTGTATTCCAGCAATTACAGATCCATGGAACATGCCTAGCCTCGATGTTGACGCCAGTCTGATTGCTATACGAATTGCAACATACGGAGAAAAAATGGATGTAGAAACTAACTGTCCTCATTGCACTGCTGAGAACAGTTATGAATTGGATCTAGTCCAATGGCTATCAACCATCAACAACTTTGAATTTCAACCCGAAATCAGAGTAGAACCTCTTACTATCCATGTCAGACCCTATAGCTATCGTGAACTCAGCCAGACCAGTCTCAAGACATTAGAGCATCAAAGAATTTTTCAAGTCATCAATGACGAAGATTTAACTGACGAAGTTAAACTTGAAAGATTTGGAAAGAGTTTTATCAAGCTAACCGAGCTTACAGTTGATATAATCGCTGGATGTGTTTCACAGATCGATACTCCTGACGGATCTTCTAACGATCCAGAACAGATCAAAGAGTTTATACACAATGCTCCTAAAGATTTATTTGATATGATTTCTGCACACATCCAAGATATGAAGAAAAATATTGAAATACCTGTACAGCATGTGAAGTGCAACGACTGCGGAGAAGAATTTGATATGCCAATTTCTATGGATCAATCAAATTTTTTCGGCGCAAGATCCTGACGCTCCCGGTCTCAGAGATCTACGAATATAGTAAAAAAATCGAAGCAGACGCCCGGGAAATAAAAAAAGAAGTGCTTAAGACCTGCTGGTATATGCGAGGTATGAGCTATTCAGAAGCTATGCATCTTTCCTACGAGGAAAGAATGATCATTGCAGAGATTATAAAAGAAAATCTAGAGACTACTAAAAAGACTAATCTCCCGTTTTTCTAACCTCTCATAATAATAGGATCTTTTAAAAATTTCTTTACTGATGCAACGACCTGTGGTTTTTGCTGTAATATCGTTCTAGCCAATCTATCAACATCAATAGGACCGCTTGAACCAGTTGTTCCACTAGCTGGTTTTTTAGCAGTACCTCCCTGATCAGTTTTTCCGGTAGTCCCGCCTGTAGTATTTGTAGTTCCAGTATCATCACCGCCGGTGTCTGTGTCACCGCTTTGACCAGTAGTACTAGTTCCACCACCGCCTGTAGTTCCACCACCTGTAGTTCCGCTACCACCGGTAGTTCTAGTACCGCCACCTTGTGTAGCCGATGGTGTTTTGTTGCCAGTAGTACCGCCTGTGGTGTTTGTGGTACCGGCATCACTGTCAACATCTGTTGATCCTGGATCATCTTTTGCAGCGCCGTCAACACCAGCTAATTTATTCAATTCTTTAACGATGCCTTTTTCAGCAGCTTTTCCAGCTTTACCAGTTTTAGGATTTACTTCTGCCCATTGAGCTCCTAGCCATCTATACGTTACACCGTCAAATTCTACTTCGGTGTCTTTTGCAGGTTTACCCGATGCTGCTGGTTTCGCTGTTGTTCCACCGCCAGTAGTCCCGCCACCTTGATCATCGGTGTCTGTCTGTGTCTCATCGCCTGTCTGCTGACCAGGACTTACTAGACCTGTCATGCCTGCGGGCATCGATTTTCCACCTTGATCGCCTGTGGATTGATCTCCTGCTTCTTGATCTTGTTCTGCATCACCTTGTTGAGATTTTGGAGGAGCGATTTTTAAAGCTTTATATGAAGCAGTGATGACCTCTGGAGCCAGTCCCTGCTGTGTTAAAAAGTCGTAGAGCTCGTCGCTGTCTGTGGGAGATCCTGCACTGGTCCAAGCTTTGGTCAGCTTGTCTGCGGTTATCTTAGTTGTGAGATTTTTAGCAGCCGTGCCTATTTTTTTAGCTGCGGCTCCGGCAGCACCTTTGATAAACCCACCGACTGCTTTGCCTGCTTTCTTTAGAGCGTCGAAAGGTCCTTCTAACACGATGCCTTCGGTTATCATCTGCTCATTGACCTGTGTGATCTTTTTAAACAGCATATAGACCTGTCCTTCGCTGAGAGGTCTCGTCTGATAATAGTAGCTTTCTTTGGCAGGTTCAGCTGGCGGTGTTTTGTCATCACCTTTTTTACCTCCGCTGTCTGTGGCAGCTGTGGCAGCACCTTGCGCTACCGTGCTCATAGCGTCAAAGAATTTCTGCACGGCTACTCCGCTTTCTGCCATTTCCTGTGCTGCCTGTAAATCGATAGCAATAGATTCTAGATATTCAGGTTGCCAAGTTTTATCTATGAGATCACTGGCAGCTTTAAACATAGCGTCGGCTCTGAGATACTCGCCCTGTTTCCACGCTTCGACACCTGCGCTCCATACATCTTTGATGTCAGCGATGTCTTCGGCACGACCAAACAGTTCGCCTGTGGTAAATGAACCAAATCTATCACCAAACTCGCCACCTATCTCATCTATGACCGCAGAATAGTCCGCAGATACTATGTTGTCACCCATCTCGTTGGCGCTGGCCACGATTGGATCAGACAAGACGCTGCCGATAAATCTCACTGCCTGTCCAGTCAACCAACCCAGTGCTGCTGCTTTCATACCTTTGCCTACCGCAGTGCTGAGCTTTTCACCTTTGATTAGTTCTGCTGCACCTCTCAGAGCCTGACCAGCGATGGCACCACCTACTGGTCCTCCACCTAGCGCAGCGAGGAAAGTCAGTGTACCGATGATAGCAGCACTCTTGCCTGGATTTTCTTTCATCCATGAACCTAGATCAGTCAGCTGTTTGTCTAGATCTGGAAACTTGCTAGCTACTTTGGTTTTCAGCTGTTCGAATTTCTGGTCCATGGCCTTGACAGGCGTAGTGTCCTGTAGCCATCTTCCTACCTTGTTGATCAGTTCGTTAGTCTGCTTGACAGTGTCCACGCCCTTGCCCAGCATGGTGCGATTACCGCCTGCGCCTGTGGCTTCTTTTTCTACCTGTCCAAACACCTGTATGACTTGATCTTTGGTAAGGCTGGCTTCGATCAGCGGACTCAGCGTCCTAAATATGTTGGTAACGATCACAGTCTGCTCTGGAGTCATCGATGCTGTGACCGATTCGCAGAGCTGCCAGCCTTTTCTCAGCTGACGTTCTACCAGTACTTCTCTTGATTCTATAGCGGTTATTCTCATTGACTTATCCTAGAGCTTTGAGCAGAGTCTGCTTTTGATTTGCGTTCAGCTTCAGCAGCTGATTCATTATGTTTTCGGGTATGTCTGCGACCACATCTTTGCCAGCGCGGCCTGCCGAAGATAGATATTTCTGTAACAGAGGATTAGATGAGCTGTCAGCTTCTTCCCCACCTTGCTCTTGATCAGTGCCGCTGATGATATTGCCCATGTTGGCCTTGCCTTGCTCGTAGCCAGTCTTGGCTGCTTTCATAAGGCTGACTTTGGTGTTTGGTTTAACTCCCAGCTTGCTGGCTTCTTGTGCCGCAGCAAGGAAGATGTCATCCAGCTGTTGTTTGGTAAAGTTTTCTGCGATCATTGAGCCCTGTGGTACATGGCTCATAGTGACTCCGCCACGGCCTGCACCTAGTCTCATGTTGCCTTTGATCATGCCCTGTTTGAATCCGCTGCCGGACTGCTTGGCTAGGCCGCCACCAGCTTTCAGCTGTGCTTTGAGATCTGCTTGCTTTTTAGCAGGATCATCAGTGGCAGCAGCAGGCTTAGGTTCTTCTTTAGAAGCTGGCTCTAGTTTAGGTCTCATGCCCGTGGTAGGAATACCTCCTGTAGGAGCATTTGTGGTAACTTTATAATTGCCCTGTGTGAAATTAGGCTTAGTGTCAGCAGGTTTGGCTGCGGGTTTGGCTGCAGGTTCTTGCTGTGCCTTTGCATATGCTTCTCTTTCATCATCTTGTGCATCAGCATCTGCCTGACTAGTAAATGGTTTTCCGGTTTGTTGATCAAATTTAGAGCCGCCTTTACCTACAATTTGTGCTGGTGGTTCAGTTGCAGGTGCCGCTGGTGGCGATAATGTTGGTTCTTTTTTCACATCAGCTTGACCAGCTGGTGTTTTGGGTTTTTCAGCTGTGGCGTCTTTGGCTCCCTGTACTCCAGCTTTGGCAATGTCTTTGACAGCACCTGCGGCCTTGCCTAACATTCCAGGTTTTGGAGGAGCTCCCATGGCCTTTTCGGCAGCAGCGGTAGGTAATCCCTGAGATTTTAAGAATTCTTTGATAGATTCAGCACCTACGGGATCTCCAGTCTTACCTAGCCATATATCGTATTCTTTACGTAATTGATTTGCCAGTTCACCAGATTCTAATCTTCCCTGTGCCTGTCCACTACCGAACGCAGCCGCAGCTTTATTACCGATAGTTTTTAATAAGCCCATAGGCTTTTCATCTAATCTCTGTTCTGTTAGTAGGTCATTTATTCGCATTTTTACCAGTCACCAATAATGTTAGTTATTTATTTTAGTTTTTGTTAAACGAGCTAAAGCTCGTTTGCGTTTTCGCTAACGCTCAACGCATTTTTTCTTTTTTAATTATTTCGAAGTTGTACGAAATAATTTTTTGCGCGAAGCGCAAAGTTAGTATTATCCAGATCGTTCAGTCACACTTAGCCCTAGCGGGCTAAGAAGCATTATCCGAGTCGAACAATGTCACACAGCGTTAGAGCATTACAGTGGCGGTCAGCCTGTACCACGAGCTCAGTCTTAATCCTGACGGCAGGTCTACAAATATACGCTATCATATCTGTAGCCGCGGGTTATTAACCCTCTTTTAGCCTTTAAAAATGTATACTTTTTGTGCAGTAACCCCGTTGTATGTAGGCATATCGGAGCATCGTCCTGTTAAGGATAGTACTGTACAACCCCTGTCGCCAAGGTAGAGGAATTCCTTACCGTCACACATCAGAACGGATTACGGGCACCATATCAGTCGCCGGTGCTGGCTTTTTTGGCGATTATTTGCCTTGAGATTGTTCTAAAAGACGCTGCCTAAGTATGTTTGATCCGCCGACTCTGACGTTTATAATGCCATTATAATAGTCATCTGTTTCTAAAACTCGGCGTTCAAACTGCTCTCTAGCCTCTAAATATGACATTTCTGCCTTGGATTTGCAAAGATAAAGTATTTCTCTAGTAAAGTTTTCTGGACCTAATGCTTGGACGTCTGCTTGTAGCCTATCAGATGATCCCCAGTAATCGCGCCAATCGCTTTCTACTACAGATCTTCTTTTAAGTTTTTTGCCTTTGAGTGGTGGTTTAGTACGCTTGAACTGTGCTAATTTTTTGCCTATGTACTTTTGTCCAGTTTTAAGATTCGTGATGAGGTATACAAAGCCAATGTAGCCTTCTGGTATTTCTTCTACGATTTGATTTTGATACGTCCACAGCACTCACTTAGTTATTTTCGGGGGTCTGCCTACTCTGCCATTTCTGGCTATGCGCCTTTCTTCTCTTTTATCTTGTATTTCTTTACGCCTGATATGTGCCTGTCTACGTATTTCAGCCAACCAGAACCTTGCTTTGATTCCTGCTTCCTCAGAACCGCGCCATTCGAAATGATCTTGCCATTTGAAATAGTTCTGAAATGCTTCTATCATTTTGTCGTGTGCGTCTGTGGCCATTATTCTACAATATCGATATCTGTGTTATAGCTGGTAAAGCCGTTTTCTTTGATTACTTTCAGTACGTGATTAACACGACTGGTTAGATCATCTCTGTGACTAATTAGAAAAACGTTCTTGTTACGTTCTCTAGTCATCTTTTTCAATACTGCAATACTAGATTCTACACCGCTGGCATCCATGCCGCTATCTACTAACTCATCGATAAACAGCAGATTGATAGGATGATATAAGTTTTCCCACACATCACGGAACGCCCAGCTCAACGATAGAATCAATCTGTTTCGTTCACCTCTAGAAAGATTGTCAAAATCTAGATCTTGTCCTAGTTGAGTGATAATCACAGACAGGTCATTCTGGAATTCTACGATGTGCGGAAGTCCGATCCTGTCTAGATAGTAAGTTAGTCGTTGATTTAGGAATGCTAGGTTCTGATCAATGATGCGTTTGCGTACAAAACTATCTTTGCTGGTCAATAACTTATGCAGAAACTCTTGATGATCCTTGACTCGAGTTAGTTCGTTCAGCATATTCCAATCGATTTCCTGAACAGCAGTTTGTTTAAGCTCTTCGATCTGTTCAGTGTACGGGTTTGCTTCTGCTTTTTTAGCTGTGAGATCTTTTTGTAGACTTTCTACAGTACTGCGATGATTATAGGCTTGCTCGATAGTGTCATACTGAGTAATAGGACAATTTTCTAGTTCGCCTATTTCTTTAAGAGTAGCTCGATGTTCTTCTTCTTGTGTATGGTTCGCTAGTATCTGCAAGGCTGCTTCTTTGACCTGTTCTTCTTTCTGTGTCAAAATTTCTGCTTGTTTGCTGTCGTGTACGTCTTGACCGCAGGCATAACACTTGTGATCTTTAAGGCTAGCAATCTCTTGGTTGAGTTTTTCTATGAGCTTCTCTTGTTTCTGATTGTTAGCAGTGATATTAGCGATCCACTTTTCGGCAGTTTCTTTGCGAGTTTTCTTCTTGTTGTAATCTTCCCAACATTTGTGTGCAGCAATCTCTGCTTCGATATCAATTTTTTCTAGATGGCTAATGCTAAGTTCTAGATCTTTAACGGTTTGTACAGTGTTATCCTGCCAAATTTTTTGTTTTCTTTCTAACGCCTCAATACTCTGTTGAATTTTTTCGTTAGAAACCTTAACAGTCTCGATGCGAGTATTTTCTGTAGCAATAGCATCTTTAGAAAACTTAATCTGCTCTTTAAGCTGCTCTGCTTTTTCGCTTAATAGCGTAATGCCTAATAGTTCTTCGATGATTGTTCTCTGATCACCGGCTTTCATTGATAGGAACGGTTCGGTATATGTGTTTAATGCTACTAGATGTTTAAACATCTCGTGACTCATGCCAAACAGTTCTTCTATAGCTTTTTGTGTTTCTCTCGAATCACCTTGACTTTCGTCTTGATCGGACTGTTCTTGTTCTTGTCCGTTGATAGAGAATTTTAATAGATTAGGTTTTCGACCACGCTCAATGTGATATTCAATGCCGTTTTTTTCAAACGTACAGGTTACTAGCATGGCCTTGCTATTGATCTTGTTAACAAGGTTATCTTTTTTGATATTTGTTAGTGCTTGACCGTAGATAGCATAGCTGAGACCGTTAATAATAGTAGTCTTGCCTGTACCGTTACGAGCTCCGCTGTCATCCCCGCCTAGATCTAAGTTCTCACCTAGAACTAAAGTTAATTGTCCTTTGTCGAAGTCGATAGCCTGAGTTTGGTTACCCACGCTCATAAAGTTACGTACTGTTAGATTTTTTATCTTGATCATAGATTGTTATAGATGTCCAATAGCAGTGTT